AAAATAAGCATTATGATTTATTCTTTACAAACTATCACCACTTGGATAAAACTGAAACTCTATAGGAGTGTCTCTCAAAATATTCCGTGTATTATCACAATCTCTTAATGCGCTCCATAAAGAATTTACCAACTTTAGGCTCTGACTTCTTAACAAAAATCGACTATTAGGTGTCAAACTATCATTGTAACATGTTTCGCAATCAATGGATTCATCATAGCTCGTGGCTAATTTCCTTGCTTCGTGTAAAAGTTCATTAATACGCAATAATTTAGTAAGAACAGGGACAACGTGTGTTTCATGTGCTCTATGTGCTTCTATGTGTTTGTGCTCTTCACGATAAGCACTAGTTTGACTCCATTTTGCTTGAAGACATTGTTGCTCTTCTACATTGAGTTTCTCATAACGAAGTTTTTCCTTTTCTTCTTCTGTGTCTGCTTTTTCCATGACAAGAGTATCTCTATACGACCATACGAGTGTTTGTGATTGTTTACAATATGTGCTTGGACTACGTACCTTAATACATCTCCATTTAGCATCATCATAATCTACATATACAGTCTTACCTTCATTAATATGCGTACACAAGCTCAATGCTTCCTCGGTTAAACATAGCATTTTGATAAAGATAGTACACTTGTCTGGTAATTCATTTGGAAAAATAGTTATTTTTTGAACGCAGTTTGCTCCATAAAGTTTGTTAAACTTAGCTTCTACAAAAGACGCTTCAACACTATGCGTAAGAGGGATACAAATGTCAAGACTGTTCATTGTGTTATATTATGTTATATAGTTTTATCTTGTCTACATAAAAAGGATTCAATTTTTTATGAAAAAAAAACACAACATGCTCTTACCCTAAAATTAGTGCTATTCTAGCTTTTAGGCTCGACACGTGTGATGCTACCTACACTACTCTTCATGTGAGGAAGCTGTTCACAAGCTGAAGCAAGACTGTGAACTATGCTGTTGCTATGCCATCGCAGACGCTCTAACTGTTCTCCAAAGCTCGCGAGCTCTTGATAACGCGGATGAGAGCAATCGTGTTGTGTCGTAACATATGCTTTTGCTCTTAGCAATGCGTCATCTACATCACTTCGGCATGCTTTTGCGCACTCTGCCGTTTCACGAAGAAGTTGTGTTAGTTTTGTTACACTTGCTGGCACAGGCTGGAGCAACTGAAGCTTACGCGACCACTCATTACAATCGACTTCCTGCACTTTACGCTGTGCTCTGTCAAAGCTCAACTTGACACACTTCCATGCATGCTTTTTCTCAACCCGTGTTCCTTGATTAAAAACATGAAACGGCACTTCCAAGAACACATGGTCTCCGTCGTTCAGCTTTGAACGCATGTGTAGTGCTTCTTCCGTTGTGCATACCAGTGTCACCTCAAGCTTGTAAAACTGATTTCCGTTTATAATCATCGGAAAGAACCCAATACAGCGAACGCAGTCTTTTCCGTAAGCTGCTTCGAACGCTGCCTCCACGAACCTATAGTCCATGAACTTGTAGAGCTTGATGCGAGGAACGCAAATGGTAATGGTGTTCATTGCTTTTTCTTCGCTTTTTTGTGGTCGAGGACATAAAAAATATATAATATAAAACTAATCAATTTTTTTTAAACTCTACAAAAATAGATTAGCTTAGCATTTTAAGAAACATATACTACATTTGGACTGTGTATCCATTCCTTATATTCTATTGCTTTTGATGTTGATTTAGGTAGTGCTAATAAGCGCTTAAGTGCTTCCAATCGTTTTTCTGTTGGATTTAGCGAAGGACACTCTTTTTGAATTTGTCGTGATAAATGTTTCCATCTCCATTCAAATTTTAGCGCTTCATTATAAGTTGGAAAATTCTCTACGTAACAATAATAACTCCACATCTCGCCTTTAGCTACTTTCATTGATGTAGCGTGTGCGCCGCCAACAATTAATTTATTATGTTGCCTAATGCGTCTGTCTAAATCAACAGTTGCGCCAATATATGTTGAACCATGTGTTGACCTTATAAAATATACATAACTCATAATTTGTAGTTAGTACTATTGTTTATTATTTTAAATTGTTTATAAAAACGACTTAAAAGTATAATACTAACTATAGTATATGTAATTTTACATATATGGTGGTTATGTAATTTTACATATATGGTGGTATGTCCGAGTGGTTAAGGAGACAGACTTGAAATCTGTTGGGCATAGCCCGCGCAGGTTCGAACCCTGCTACCACCGTTTTTTTGTGACACTGTGCCCGAGTGGTTAAGGGGATTGATTGCTAATCAATTGAGCTTTGCTCGCGCGAGTTCGAACCTCGCCGGTGTCGATTATTTTTATTTAGCTATTATATGCTAAATAAAAATAAATAGTGTTAGTTGCGATGGCTTTGCTACTTTTTATGATACTGCGTTTGTTTGTGCTTCTATATGATAGTTCCTGGTCTTTTTACACATTTGCTTTTCCAAAAATACTTGAACAACACCTCGCTTATCTTTATTATTCTTAGCAAGTAGCTAATTAGATTTATAATATAAATATATATTATAAATGAAAAACATAATATATCAAGAAAAAAAGAGAACTTATAAAAAATACAACAAGACACAATTTAGGAATTTTAACAAGCATATTAATTTGACCAGTAAAATGAAAGGAGGAGTAAACCTGTCACCGTTTGGTAAAAGTAAACAGTATGTCGACGCTATTATATGGAAAGAAAATTTAGAAACGCTTCTTACAAAAATAAAGACCGATAAAACTTTCAAGGTGGTTGGTGCTCCTTTAGGTCCTCCTCTCTACGAATATACAACACAAAAAGCGGCGATAAAGCAGGTTGAAGACGCTTTAGATGCTAATCAAAAAATATCAGAAATAGAAAGACGGAAATTAGAGGCATATATTACGCATTATATAACGAGACAACAATCTGAAATATCATTTGAAAACGGCAAACTGAATACCTCGACTCATTCTTTAATTCCTTACTCAGAAATGAGAACAAGAGCACAAGAACTTCTTGACAATATAAATATACTTGATTATACAGAAGAACTGGGAGACTATGCAGACTGGCTTAAAAAATATATACAGTTCCTAGATACTAATACATATTTTAGTATTACGCAAGACAGAGAGATTATGGCAAAGATGGCGGCGGCAGAGAAGGCGGCGGCAGAGGCTGAGGCGGCGGAGGAGAAGGCGGCGGCGGCGGCGGCGGCGGAGGAGAAGGCGGCGGCAGAGAAGGCGGCGGCAGAGAAGGCGGCGGCAGAGAAGGCGGCGGCGGAGGATAAGGCGGCTACCGATGCGAAAGTAGCTGTTCCACTTGATTCTGACCAGTTAAATACACACGAGCTCACAGAAAAACATGGAGGAAAAAGCAAGCGTATATTTAAAAGAAATGTAAAAAGTAAAAAGAGAAGTAAAAAGAGAAGTAAAAAGAGAAGTAAAAACTAATTAATTATTACTTCTCTTTTTACTTCTCTTTTAAATATACGCTTGCTTTTTCCTACCATGCCTTATTATATTTTTTAAAGTTCTATTTTTTCTTGTTGTTTTATATTTTTTCATTTATAATATATTTAGAAAAAACACTATAAAAAAATTGAATTGGTTTTTTTCATATATTATTATTATTATTAATAATCTAAATAATATAAAATGAGTGCTAACAAAGTTGCTATTGATTTAAGCAATTCAAAAACTACTAGTCAAAAGAAGACCGATTATAAAACTGCAAAAGTTCATCCCGCGCCTAATGAAGTTTTTCATCAAGTTTCTATGTATGAACGATGGAAAAATGGTGGTCTTGATTCTCAAGCCAAAAAGACCGTGTCTAGTGTAGCTGCACAACATAAACAAGTTAGTCTTAATGCTAGATGGCTTGATGATTGTGTTGGTTAAATGCTATAAATGTCTGCTAAATACAATTTTTTTTATACATTTGTAATAACTGTTCCTTTAAGTAATTTTGGTTCAACATTATTAATCATAATATAGTCTTTTTTGCGTCTAGAAGAACACACATATAACGAGCTAGCACAGCTCATAATAAACAATAACATTAGGTTATTGGCATAAATTTTTTCTAAAAGTGCTATAATAATATTTAGAGCATCGCTGTCGACAAGAACCATGTCTGTAAGTTCATTGTTTTCTACTAACTCATCATATGAATATTTAAACTCACTAAATGTAGTTAGGTCATTCAATACAAGTATTTCATTAGTCATATTTAATATATTATAGTATTAAATAATATTTAATATTTAATATTTATTATTTATTTATTTTTATTAATATTTTGTTATACTTGAAAAAAATTGAATAGCTTTTTTTCAAACGAACTGTTTGTATTGTAATAAACTCAATAACAATGTCGTCTACTACCATTACTCAGCGTGTTGAACTTCTTGAGAAACAGGTTGCGCTTCTTCTTAAGGCTGATGTTCCAGTTGAAGCTGCTCCTGATACTAAAAAGAAGGTTAAGGCTGTCAAGAAGGATGTTGTTGTTTCTGATGAGGAAAAGCCTAAGAAGAAGCGCACTAGTGGATATCTTGTTTACAGTGCGCATATGCGTGATTCGGTCAAGACCAAGCTTACTTCTGATGGCGCAAAGCTCAAGAATCAAGACATCATGACTGAGCTCGGTGCTATGTGGAAGGCGCTTAGCGAAGATGAACGCACTGAGTGGAATGACAAGGCAAAGGGTTCCGATGTTGAACCGGACCTCTCGGAATAAGTAATACTTGGCTTTGGTGGTGACAGCTAAAATATTATAAATACACAAAAAAACAGCATGACGCATATTTTTTTTCGTAGTATTCTTTTTTAATTACTATTTTAATATTTTGTATATATGTTATGTTTACTATTATTTGTAATATTATTTATTTATTTATTTATTTATTTTTATTAATATTTTGTTATACTTGAAAAAAATTGAATAGCTTTTTTTCAATAGAACTGTTTGTATTCTAATAAATCAAATAGCAATGTCGTCTACTACCATTACGCAGCGTGTTGAGCTCCTCGAGAAGCAGGTTGCGCTTCTCCTTAAGGCTGATGTTCCAGTTGAAGCTGTTCCTGATATTAAAAAGAAGGCTAAAGTTACTAAGAAGGAAGTGATTGCCGAAGAGGAGAAGCCTAAGAAGAAGCGTACTAGTGGATACCTTCTTTACAGTGCGGATACTCGTGAAGCAGTCAAGACCAAGCTTACAAGTGATGGAGCAAAGCTTAAGAACCAAGACATTATGACGGAGCTCGGTGCTATGTGGAAAGCTCTTAGTGATGAGGAACGCACTAAGTGGAATGACAAGGCAAAGGGTTCTGATGACGAGACCGAGTTGTCGGAATAAGTAATACTGGTATTCGGTCTTGAGAGCTAAAATATTCTAAATACACAAAAAAACAGCATGACGCATATTTTTTTTTCGTAATCTTCTTTTTTTCAGATTTTTTATAATCTTCTGTCTTATGTTTAGTCATCTATATTATTTACAGAAAAAATATATAAATTCATCAAGGGTGCGGTTTTAAATCTTCAAGGGTGTAAATTTAAAATATTAAGTATTTAAGTATTTTAAATGTTAAGTATTACTTTATCATCAACTATGTGTCCACATGCCTTATAATTGGTATCCAATATAACATTAGTATCTGTCTTATAATAGTCAGTGTCTTTATAACTAATTTCTTCCACTATTATATAATCAACATCTTCAGGTATACTATTTGGAACGTTAATAACATTACATTGTTTTCGTGGTCGACCCCGTGACCGCTTTTCTTGAACGTTATTTGTATCGTCTTTTAATTCATTCTTTAATTCATTCTTTTTTTCTAAGACTAGTTTTTGATTTAATTTAATATTATTAGTTTCAATTATACTAGTAAGTTGGACTAGGTCAATATTTAATTGCGATGAAAATAAAGCCGTTAACTCATTTAGCAACATAATAATGTTTTAAAAAAAATAAATTAGCATAATCAATTTTTTTTGGCGTTTATTAACTATTGATTATTATAACTATTGATTATTATAACTAGTAACAAAACTATATTTATCATTTTCTTTTTCATATTTTGCAATGATTTGAGGATTTTTGCTATTATGTAAAATATCTTCCGATTTATAAATATTGTTATTTTTGTCAATAAAGTAGCCAATACCATTAATTTCTTGTAACCAAATTTCTAATTCAACATTTTTAACAGTCTCTTCGCCTGTATTTGAATTAATTATGCCGTGTGGACGATTTTTGTCGTGTGTTCCGCAAAAATCCGAATTGGTTTGCTTTTTTCGAGTGCATTGTTCTCCGCAAGCTTTTTTGGCAACACATCTATTATAAAAAGGAACAACCGACTTAGAACGCTTCCGTTTAGCAAAATCGTCTTTTGTAATTTGTAACCTATCAAGGTCATATACAAATTTTAGTAAATCACTCTTATCATCAAATAACATATTTTCATTGTCTTCAATATAAGTTTTTATTGTAGATTTAATATTATCTACATAGACAGCAACTTTATCATTAATGCGCTTTTCCATAATAATAGTATTAATAAAGTTGCTTTAAGTTATAAAAATAAATCAATTTTATTATTTTATTATTTTATTAATTTATTTTTATAACATTATTTTTTTTGTTTTTGTTTAGTGTTTAGTATTTAGTATTTAGAGTTTAGTATTTACACTTTTTAAATTATAAAGTTATAAAATTGAATAAAGTTATTATTTATTTGAAAATATATTAATAATGACACAACCAACATTAAGCGTTGAACAACAAATTTGTTTTGATAAATATGTTGCTGGAGAGAATTTATTTATAACAGGTCCCGGTGGAACAGGAAAATCCTTTTTAATCAAATCTATTGTTAAACATGCGGAAAATAATGAAAAGCACATTAAAGTATGTGCTCTAACTGGGTGTGCTGCTATTTTACTTGAATGTAAGGCTACAACATTACATATGTTTGCTGGATTTGGACTAGCAAACAAAAAAAATGAGGACTTAGTTAGCGAGCTCTTTACAAAAAAGGCACAGAAATTAAAGAATTGGAAAAAGTTAGAAGTTCTAATTATTGATGAGGTTAGTATGATGTCATTAAAACTTTTATTATTATTAGACCTTATAGCTAAAAAATATTATAAAAATGATAAGCCATTAGGAGGACTACAAGTAATTTTTACAGGTGATTTTTACCAACTCTCTCCTGTATTCTCTAATGGTTGCGAAAAAGAAGAATCTATGTATTGTTTTCAACACATATTATGGGAACAATTATTTCCAAAACCAAATCAAATTGTCTTAAAAACTATTTTCAGGCAAAACGATGAATTATTATTAAAGGCATTAAAATATATTAGAAAGGGCCAAATTACTCCATCTACACAACTAGCGTTAGAATCACGACTGTTTGATAAGGCAAAACTGGATGTATTAAAAAAAGAGAAAGTTTTGACTATTCTCTCACCTATAAAGAGAGATGTTGAAACAATTAATACAAAAGAATATGCCAAGTTAGAAAAAGGCATTCAAGAAATTGAATACAACATGAGCTATGTTGATTTAACTGATAACAGTGATGGTTTTGAAAATCAGAGACTATTGTTTGAATTATATCTTAAGAGCAACAATTATGTAAAACAAGACTATGATTTTTTGGCAAATAGCATTATTGCTGAAAAGACGCTTAAACTAAAAGTGGGAACGCATGTTATGTGTATAGCAAATATAACACTATGCGGTGAATTAATTATTGCTAACGGGAGTCAAGGTATTGTAGTCGGATTTAATGACAAATCTATGCCTTGTGTAAAATTCAATAATATAGCCAATCCTATAACAATAGCAAACTTTATTTGGAAATCAGAGCATAATAAACGTGTTGGTGTTAGTCAAATCCCGCTTATTTATTCGTGGGCTATAACAATTCATAAAGCACAAGGTTTAACACTTGAAAATGCCATAATCGATATTGGAAGCAACATTTTTGCTTATGGACAAACATATGTAGCATTATCACGTGTCAAATCTCTCGGTGGGCTGTACTTGACACATTTTGATTATACCAAAATAGCATGTAATCCACTTGTTAAAGCGTTTTATGGGGATAATTAGTTAAGTTAAGTTATAGCATAATTATTACTATTATATTATTTTTATTATTTTTTAATATATAAATAGATTCACATATATATTTTTATATGGAAGATTTTACATTGTTGTTTGATTTAGACGGAACATTGGTAAATACAGATAATATTTACTGTGAGGTTTGGAATGAATTATTAAGTGATTATGATTTGACTTGTAATATGTTTTTTTTTAATAATTTTATAAAAGGTAAAAATGATGCATTATTTTTAAAATATTTAATTCCTAATATTTCTTCCAATGAAATTACTAACATATCATTTAAAAAAGATGAATTATTTATTAAAAAAATAGAGACTAATAGACCACAAATACTATTAGTAGGAGCATATGAATTTATAGAAAGTTATAAAAATAATAATATTGCAATAGTTACTTCTTGTAATAAAAAATCAGCATTGTATATTTTACAATATACAAATATTTATCAATTTACGAAACTATTAATTACTGCTGATGATTGTAATAATCATAAACCACACCCAGAACCATATTTAAAAGCAATAGACTATTTTAATGCTGATAAAAATAAATGTATAATTTTTGAAGACAGTTATTCAGGATTTACATCTGCAATAAATTCAAAAGTCCCCAATATTTGTATAATTAAAAATGAAGATACATGTAAAGAATTACTAGATAATGAATATTATAAAATTTTAAATTATAATAATATAAAGTTCGAAAATATCATAAAAAAAAATTGTAATAACGATTTAATTTTAGATAAAGTAAAAAAGTTATTGAATTGTTATCCCATGTTAAATGTAATTAAATATAATAATGAAAATATTAAATGTGGTTATATATGCGATATTCAAAGAATGAAATTATTATATAATAATAACGAGGAAGATGAAGTCATTATTAAAATTAGTAATTTAGATAATGAATTATCAAAAACAGCTATAGAATTAGATATGTATAATAATGAAATAAAATTCTATTGTTTATTTTCAAATTTAATGAATGTTAATATACCTAAATTTTATGGAAATTTTAAAATAGAAAATAGGGATGCTATTGTTTTAGAATCATTATATAAATTTACAGGGCAATTTAATATTAATTTAAACGTTGATATAAACAATCTATTAAATGTTGTAAGAAATATTTTTAAAATGCACAATTTATTTTATTTTGATACAGAAAATTCTTTACCTGAAGTATTCAAAAGTTTAAAAAAAATTAATCAAATAACATATTATACTTCGTTAATAGAGAAACGTTATGATAAATTTATCATAAAAAATGCTCATTTTTTATATGAAAATGATAAAAAAAATTTAAATTATATATTTAATAATTTTCATAATATTATTAATATGGCTTCTCAATACCCATTAAGTTTTTGTCACGGAGATTTAAAAAGTCCAAACATTTTTTATAAAAATAACGAGGAACCATATTTTTTAGATTGGCAATATATACATTTGAATAAAGGTATTAGTGATATAGCATTTTTACTAGTCGAAAGTATAGATTTTGACAAAATTACTGTTGAGCTTGTAATTAATTATTATTATAAGTTATTAAATAATAACAGAAAAATAGACTTTAAAATATTTTTAAATGATTTTAAAAATGCATTATGTATTTTCCCGTTTTTTGTATGTGTTTGGTTTAATAGTGAAGATAGTGATAAATTATTAGATCCAGTTTTTCCTATTAAATTTATGAAAAATTTATTAAAATATTATGAGTTTTTAAATATATGCACATAAAACATCATTGTTAATCTCGCCATCAAAATATTTAAATTTATATTCTTTATTTATTTCTAATATTTTGCCTTTAATAATTTCTATTAAATTTACATTGATATATTTAGACTCATTCCATTTATAAGAATTAATAATTCTTAAATCATCAATTAATATAATATTATCTTTTCTAGATAATATTTGAATTGCATTTAATTCTTCTAATAATGGTGTTCTTATTTTATATTGTATACCATCTCCAATAAAACAATTATCTATATGCGCATCTAAAAAAAATAATGTTTTATTTTTAAAACAATCATTATTCAAATATTTATATAAATTAATACTGTCGTCCAAATAAATATTCACTTTGTTATTATTTTTAAACATTTTATTAGCTTTATCAACCCATTCTTTTTTGATTTCAATTGAATGAATAGTATCAAAATTTGATTTTATAGCATTATGTATAGATACATGTGACGATTCTGGATCCCACATTCCTGTTTCAAAATAATTTTTACAATCATAGTGTTTTCTTAAATCTTCTAACTCAAAGTATATAGGCATAAATAATATATATATTATTTATATATTATTTATATATTATTTATATATTATTATTTCAAAAAAATTTATTTTTTTGAATATAACAAGTCGGTGCAAACCAGTTAGTTGAAATCAAATTGTATTCCATTTTAAATTCTTTTAAAAACTTATCTACACCTGATGATTCTGTGAATATATGATATTCATACTCATCTAATACAATAATCCCACCTGGTACAACTTTATCCCAAAGATATTTTAAAGCAATATATGTAGGTCGTTCAATATCAACATCGATATATAATAGAGATATTCTTAATCCTGGATTATTTTCAATATAACATGGTAATGTTATTTCTACATCACCTTCAATTAATTCAAAATTAGGATTACAATCAATATTCATTAAAGTTTTTTTAACATTTTCTAATGTTCTATCTTCAACATTTACACGAGAATAAACTTGATTCATAGATGTGTTATCATTAACTGATTCTTTTTCATCTAATATTATTTTTGCTTTTTCAGGATCAAATATATCAAATCCTATAATTTGTTTTATAGAATTTGGTGAAAAAATATGTAATATTTTTGAAAATGTAGCTACACCAGAACCTTTAAATACTCCTATTTCTACTATGTCTCCTGGTAAATTTTTAACTTTATTATAAAAATCATACCTAAACAATAATTTTCCTAAAATCTTTTTATCATTTGAAAAAATAAAATTATTAAATGAATCATAAATTGATTGATCAATAGTATTTTTTTTATTATTATTATATATATTACTTTCCATCATTAGTATAATAATATATAATTGTATATTTATATATTATTTATTTATATATTATTTATTTATATATTATTTATTTATATATTATATAATTTTAAGTTATATATTATATAATTTTAAGTTATATAATATATAATTTTAAGTTATATAATATATAATTTTAAGTTATATAAATATCGCCAGAGGTTCTTATGAAAAATCCGAATAATATGTTAAAATTATTTTATAACTTAAAATAGTATTAAATTACAGTAAAATATTGATTATTTTTATAAATACATTTATAACTTGTCATAAATCTTTCTATTTCAATATTATTATTATTAATTTGTTTCCATAAAAATCCTTCACCTGTATGAGGACAATCTGTTTTTTTCAAATCATCAATATTTTTAAATGTAGTCATTAAATGTTTCATTGTATTCATATTTCCATAAAAAAAATGATCCATAATATTCTTTGTCACTTCTGTAAAGTTATTATGAGATTCAGGCATATAAACTATATCTTCATATAAGCATTTTTTGATATTATTTATATCTATTTTATAATTATAAACTATATCTGGTCTCATTCTAATTATAATATCAAATTTTTCATCACTCTTTATAATATCTTCAAAAACACAATTCATTTTATATAACATTGATGCTGAATCACCAAATGTATCTTTATTACATAATTTTGGATAATTAATATAATCATTACTTGAATAGTATTTATAAAAATTATCAGATAATTTATTTTCAAATTCATATTTTGAAAATACTTCTTTAATAATTTTAAATTTATTATTATTTAAATCTATTATTTCCGTATTAAAGTTATCACTTCTAAACCCAATATCATTCCAAGATGATATATATAATTTAATATTTAAATTATGTTTATTTAAAACATTTATAATATTATTTTTTATATTATCATAACACATATCAAAACTTCTGAAGTGACCAGAGAATGCTAATGCTATTGAAATTGTATTTTGTGAGTAATTAATTACAAGATTATTCCAACTATCGGTTTCTATATAATCGAATAAATCAGTATTAGTTTTTAATATGTATTCTAATATATATTGTTCCTGATTAATTAAATTATTAGATAACATATTATGAAATTCATCATTAAACAATTTGTATAATTTATTTATTGAATATTTATTACCAGCTATTAATCCAGCACATATTGTATTATTATGACTATTATAATATTTTTTCATATCATTTATATTTATAAATTCAAGTTTATTAAAACCTATCAGTCTTATTTTATTATTTTTATAAAAAATATTTGAAAAATAATTTTCCGGAAATATATTATGATTATAGCTAAAAAAATTATTATGAAACCCAAAATCTATCCATTGAAATATATTTGACAAAAAATAATTATTGTCACATACTAATTTTAAAAAATATGGTTTGCTACATATTACTATATTATAAAGGGGTTCGCAAAATTCAGGACAGTCTATGAATGATGTTGGAATATTATTAATATTTAATTTTTGTGTTTTTTCAATAACATCTTTATATTTAAACATTGGTAAATCTTCAAAATTTATATTAATGATTTTTGTATAAATAAGATATTGATCATATTTTTTTCTCAAATTATATATTTTATCATTATTATCTTGTGTTGTAAAAATAACTATTGGATTTTTTTTTTTTAAAACATTAATACTATTTTCAAAATATGTATCAACAGTTCTATAATAATTTTTCCATTTATCTCTATTAATATTGTAAAAACACGATACTAAAGTTACATCTGTATTAAACATATCAACATAATTATTAGTAATATTAAGTAATATATTTCTATTTACTGTTAGTTTTAAATTTTCATATGAATGTTCTATCATATCGTGAACATTATCTAAAATAATATTTTTTTGTTTAATAAAAAATAATGATAATATATTATCTAATAAATGATTAAATATTTCACAAGAATTACCAATATTAATTACATCATTATTATCTTTACTTATATATATAGTATTTGAAGCTAATGGAAATTTTGGCAAACTTTCTATCGAAAGTTTATCTATATCGTATCTAGTCAATATAATATAATTATAAATAATGTTATTTGTTTTTTCAAATTGTTTTATATATTTGATTCCATCCAATCGCCTTGTATTTTGCATATAAATATCTCTTCCAACAAATTTTTTATTATCAGAAAATAATTGTGCGTTTTTATTTATATTATCTTCATCAAATTTATCATAAATTTTTACATACTTTATTTTTTTTAATAAATTTTCATTTTTTTCAAAAAGTTTTTCAAAATAACCAATTATTATAGTATCATTTATAATAGTCTCATTATAAAAATTATGTAATTCTTTTTTATATGGATGAAGTTGAAATTTTTTGAAAGATACAAAAATAAAAATATCACAATCGTATTTTTCTATTATACTTTTATATATTGAAAAATGTTTTTCAAATGTTCTTAAATTACCGGTTAATAATAAACATGAATTCATTTATAAATATAAATATAAATATAAATATATTTATAAATATATATTTATATTATTATTATTATTTAAAGAATTATATAAAGAATTATTTAAATAATAATAATATAAATGAAAAAATATATTGGATTTCTCTCTAATAAACTAACATTACGAGGAACAGAGATCGCAATGTATGATTATGCCGAACATAATGAAAAAATTTTAAATAACAAAAGTTTAATAATAACGAGAGGTTTTAATTTAATTAAACATGAATTTGATGTATCAGAAGAAGCATATTATAAATTTAATAAACGATTTAATATAGAATATTATAACAATCAACAAGATATTGATAAAATAGTTCAAAAATATAATTTAACACATTTATATATAATTAAAGCAGGAAATTATGACAATTTAATATCTACAAAATGTAAAAATCTAATTCATTGTGTATTTACTAGCAAATTTAAACATGGTGAAATATATTCTGTAATATCTAAAAATGTTAATGATTATTGTGAAACAAATTATCCTGTTGTCCCACATATGATTCGTGTACATGATTCAAATGAAAATCTTAGAAAATTTTTAAAAATACCAGAAGATGCACTTGTTTTTGGTAGATATGGTGGAAAAGAAACATTTGATATTGATTTTGTAAAAGAATGTATAAAAAATATATTAAATGAAAGAGAAAATATTTATTTTATTTTTTTAAATACAGATTATTTTTATAAAAATGAAAAACTTATTTACTTAGAAGGAACTACTAATATGGAATTCAAAAAACAATTTATAAACACATGCGATGCTATGATTCATGCAAGAATTAATGGAGAGACTTTCGGTTTATCTTGCGGTGAATTTGCTATATGTGAAAAACCAATAATTACATTTAATAGTAAAATTGAGAGAAATCACATAGATATTTTAAAAGAAAAAGCTATTATTTACGATAATTATAAAGAATTATATGAAATAATAAATACATTTTATAAAGATAAATATGACATGAAAAATAACGGTTATATAAATTATACTCCTGAAAATGTAATGAATATATTTAATGAAATATATTTATCTTAGACTTGATGGAAATATATTCATTTCGGAACCTTGCATAACTATAGTAGGTTCACTCCAATAAGATATCAAATTATATTTATATAAAATATAATTAAACCAATGATCTATTGGATTAATGATCCTTTTTTCCAAATTAAATATTTCTAATAATTTATTTGTAGTATTAATATTTATTATATACATACATGTTCCTCTTGAATGATCAGTTTTATATAAATTTTTGTCATTTTCTACATTTTTGTAATGTAAATTACAACAATCACCTGAAAATATTAAATCCCATATTCCATTATTATTTGCTTCATTTATTATTTTTTCTATATATATAATTGGATTATCTTTAAAAATAAAATCATCTTCTAACACGACAATGTAATCCTTGTTATATAAGTTTTTTTCATATATACTTATATGTTTTAAAAATAATGAAATTTCAGATAATTTTAAATTATCAAATTTTTCTAAATTGTTTTTAGATAAATCTTCCTTATTATAGATTTCAATTAAATTAAAATCTGAAATATTATTATTATTTAATTGTTTTAATACACTAATTTTTCTATCAGATAAAGGTGTATAATGACATACGCAAAAGTTTAATTTCATAATATATAAGAGTTATATTAATAATATATTAAATTATTTTTATATAATTTTATTAATATTATTTGCTATGTTATTAATAGTATAATTATTTTTATAATAATTTATATTACTAATTGTCATTTTTGGAGAATTTACTATTTCTAAATAATCATTATCATTATTGTCTATTTTAGTTATTAAATCTATAAATTTATTAATAGATTCATCTGTTTCATTTTCCAAATATAAAAAAGATTTATCATTAAAAATATGTTTAACATGTTCACTTCCCCAGTATAATGGTATAATATTTGCCAATAATGGATTAACTATTTTTTCTGTAACATATGAACCTTTTTTTGTATTTTCAAAACATAAAACAAATTTATATTCAGATAGAAAATTAATAAAGTCGGACGACCAATAATTTATATGTAATTTTTTACCCATATTATTACAATAACTTCCAAACGAATCTATTTTTTTATATTTATTTAATTCAAAAAATACTTTATTCCTTATTAATGATTTTGGATTTGATACAATAAAACAACAAAATTTTTTTGGTATATTGTTAAAGGTTTTTAATTTAAAATTATTTAAAAATATATCTATACATTTTTTATTAAAAATATAATACACGCACAAAGGTATATTTACATATTTTTTTTTTAAATCGTTAAATTCTGAATCTAAATATATATCATATATTTTTTTTGTAGTAAATGGTTCACCTGAATAATGAATTGTTAAATCCCATTTTTTAAAATCTAATAATGATTGTCCAAATAATGATTCAAATAAAATATTTGCTTTATTTAAATCAGTTGTTAATTCAAAATTATTAAATTTACATTCTTTAAAAATATTATTAAAAAATGAAAAAGTATTAGCATCTGTATTTTCTACAAAACCGGGCCAAAAACCATTACATAAAATATAATTTTTTTTTAAAAAATTATAATCACTCATATATTTATATAAATATATATATATTTATATTCATATTTATATATAAATATATAACTAAAAATGAAGATATAAATATAAATAATGACTATAGATATCTCATTATCCACTTTTATAGTTAATATAGAAAAAAAAGAATTTAATTGTTCTACATCATGGAGAGAAAATATTAATCATTGTCGATCATATATTATCAGTAATTATAAAAAACTCGATGATTATAAAATTGATAACGTACAACCAGAAATTTTCACATGGCCTCAAGATTCAATACAAAATAAAAGACAATATGATTTTTTAAAAAACAATTTAACGCATGATAATATATTTTTAAAAGAAATATATAAAAATACATATGGTCCAAAAAATATTAAGTTATTTAATAATATTCAACTAGATAGAGTTCAACATGTATGGAGTATTTTTTTTTTAGTTAATTATTTAAATTTTGATTTAAATAATAAAAATGAAGTTATTATAGAGTTTGGTGCAGGAACAGGTCAATTAAGTGATGTTTTAAATAATTTAAATTTTAAAGGTTCACATATTATATATGAAATTCCTATATTTACTATACTTCAAAAATTTTTTGTAGAAAAAGAAGGAATAAAAACTAATTATATTTTAGATGATAAAGAATTGAATATTATAAATGGTACAAATTTTTTACCATGTAATCAAAATATTAATGAAGACAAAATAATGAATTTAGATAATTTAACATTTATTGCTAGTTATTCACTTACAGAAACAGATATTGAAACACATAATAAATTTTATAATTATATTTTAAATTTTAGAAGAGTATATATAGTTTATTGGCCATATAAAGATAATGTAGGTGATAATATTGATAATGGTAAATATATTAATGATATTTTTAATAAAATGAAAGAAACACATAAGTGTAATATTATTAATAATTTTGAAAATGGTAATATATATTATGCCGAAAAAATAATTTAAAAAATATTTTTAAGATATCATAATAAAGATTTATGACAAAAAAAAAAGTTGCGATATTATTTTATGGAAGAATATTTTTATATGATAAAGTTGGATATAATAGTATTATGGACAATTTTTCTGAAAAATATGATTTAGATTTCTTTTTATCAACTTCACCAGAATTAAATGAAGATGTTTCTGGATTTGTTAATTTATTTAATCCAATATCTTATAGCAATGATAAAATAGACATATCTATTGATTTGAATAATTATACAAAATCCAATTATATAGATTTTAATAAATGTAAAAATGCAGTTCCTCATTTTTTTAATAAGTATAGAGTATTTCAATTATTGGATGAACATATTTTAAAAAGTAAAACAAAATATGATTATGTATTTTGTACAAGAGTTGATGTATTTTATTATAATTGTCTAGATTTTGAAAGTTTTATTAAAATAGATAACAATAATATTTATATACCAGATGGTAATTTGTTTGGACACCCATGTCCTCCAGGTGTAAATGACCAAATGGCAATTGGAAACTATAATTCTATTAAAAAATATACAGATTTATATTTATATTTGAAAGAATATTTAGATAATGGATGTATAATAAGACCAGAAACAATTTTATTAAATCATTTAATTAAAATGGATTTAAAAGTCACATATTATATAAGAAATTATGGAATAATACCAATAGATAATCCAAAATATGCTGAAAAAGTATATAATTATTATTTATATTATAAAAGTAAAAATATAAAAGTCCCACATTGGGAATTTGCAGTATTAAATGTTGATTTAGAAGCTTATAAGCAAATTCATAATTAAATATTAAATATTTAATATTAAATATATAACATATAAAATATTATTATAAATAATATTATGAATAATATTGTTATTGGCTGTTATGATGGATACAATTCTGTAAAAACAAATAATGGTGGACTATTTATTTTTTTAAAAAGTTTAAGAAAATACAATACTCAATGTAAAATAATAATTCTTTGTAATAAATATAAGATATATAAAGAATTAATTGAATGTTGTAAATTATTTAATGCAACATTATATGAATTTGATTTATCTAAATATAATCATTATAAATGTTATAAAACTTATCCTGAAATCATACAAATTAGATATTTAATAATAAAAGATATTTTATGTAACGAAAACAATATAACAAAAATATTACTTTCCGATACTAATGATGTAATTTTTCAAGGAGATCCATTTTCTATTGATTTTGAATCAGATTTTTATTGCGCGCTTGAACAAAATTTAATATGTGATTTTAATAATTCATCATCTGATTGTAATAGAAAATGGTTATATGATTATTATAAAAATTTATCAGATGATGAATTTTTAAATAAATTTAAAAATAAATATGTTATTTGTGCTGGAACCATTCTTGCAAAATATGATGCATTAATGAATTATTTAATTTGGTTTGAAAAAAATACACAAATTAATGATCAAGGATTATTAAACATTTATATTTATGATTTTTGCAATTCTAAAACTTTGTTAAAGTATAATGATTCTAAAATTTTGACCTTAGATAAAATAAATTATAATTTAATTAATAAAGATGATAATACATTATTATTAAATAATCAGAATGAAAAATATATTATACTTCATCAAATTAATAGATGCGGAATAGAAAATCTAAATCTAATGATAAGAAATATATTTAAATAATAATCAATAGTATTATTATTATGGATTATGGAAGAAAACAATATTTTTGTTTCTAGTAGAGGTATTTTAAAATCGTGTGATTATTATTCATTAACACCTTATTCAAGTATTAAACAACTGTTAAATTATTTACCACTTGAAAATATAAAGACCATTAAAAATCCATCTATATATATATGTAGTAGTGCTATTTTACATTTTATAAATAGTATGTTACCGTTAATAGATTTTTCTTTTATTTTAGTTTCAGGCGACTGTGATGAAACTGTGCCACAAGAAATATTGAATAATACTGATTTTTTTAAATTAGTTAATGATACAAGATTAATTCATTGGTTTTGTCAAAATATGACTATTGAACATGATAAAATAACAAGAATGCCTATTGGACTTGATTATCATACGTTAACAGTAAGACCATTGTGGGGACCATTATCCTCTTCTGAACACCAAGAAAAAATGCTTTTAATGATTAAAGATAAGTCTCTACCTTTTTGGAATAGAAACATAAAATGTTATGCGAATTTTCATTTTACTATGAACACTAAGTTAGGTTATGATAGAAAAGATGCTGTTTCTAAAATCAATAATATCCTAATTTATTATGAAGAAAAACCTGTTTCACGACTTATTACATGGAATAAGCAAAAAGATTATTCATTTGTTATATGTCCTCACGGTGGTGGTCTTGATTGTCATAGAAATTGGGAAGCATTATGTTTAGGTTGTATTCCTATAGTGAAAACATCAGCTATTGATAATTTATATAACAATTTACCTGTATTAATTGTTAAAGACTGGCAAGACATTAGTATTGAGTTATTAAATGAAACGATTAGCAGCTTTAAAGACAAATTTGATACTAATGAATTTAATATTGAAAAATTGAAATTGAGTTATTGGTTAAAATTAATTAATAGTTATAAATAAATAGTTATAAATAAATAGTTATAAATAAATAGTTATAAATAAATAGTTATAAATAAATAAAAATGTATTTAAATATATTTATTTATATTTTCATAATAAATATAAATAAATAACTATATTTATTATGACTTCATGTTTAATATGTGGCTGTGTTAAAAACTGCGAACACTATTTAGATGATGTTTTTAAGAATATAGAAAAAATACAGTCTTTGTTTGAAAAATCTAAAATAATAATTAGTTTTGATATTTCTGACGATTATAGTCTGAAAAAACTTGTTCAACTAAAATCAAGTTATAATATGGATATTATAATTAATAAAGATCCACTAACAAATAGTAGAACACTTAATATAGAGCACGCTCGTAATAAAATGCTAAATAAAATTTATCAAGAATATAGTGACTTTACTTATTTTATAATGATTGATATGGATGATGTATCTTCAAAGCCTATAAATATAGATGTGTTAAAAGAAGGATTAGACAAACAAACTATGTGGGATGGACTATTTTTTAATAATGAAAATTATTATGATTTTTGGGCATTAAATTTTAAAGATTTTCAATATTCTTGTTGGCATTCAAGCGATGTAAAAAAATTAATAAATTTAATGAATAGCGAATTCAAAAAAGAATGTAAAAAATGTGACTTTATTGAATGTCAATCGGCATTTGGTGGTTTTGGTATATATAAAATTAACAAATTCATAAATTGTTATTATCGTAGTTTAATAGATTTATCTTTATTTGATGCACAAGCAATAAAAAATATATTTAATAAATATAAAATTAGTTATAATATAAACTCTCAAATATATGACTGTGAGCACAGATATTTTCATTTAAATGCTATTAGAAATAACAATGTTCGATTACGAATATATAACAAAAATTTATTTCCACCTTATATTGGAGAACATACAAACATTTTACAGTGATTTAATATATTTTTCAAGCACTTGTTTATGTGTATTTGCTAAATTATAAGTAGAATCACGTAATATATTTACATTCTTATTAAAAATAGCTTGATTGTTTCCTGTAAAACCAGGATCATTATTTATATTATATCTTGGTTGTCCTCCATTATTCTCTGCATAATGATTTTTTAGTGGATATAAATAGTTAGGACTATAAACCATATTATACCAATCATCGCAGAACCAATTTTTAATTTCTTCTGGAAAATACCATCCAAATATTTCCATATGTTTTCTCGATACAAAAGATTGAGTTAAAATACGATTATTGTTATTTATTGGTCCCGTTAATCCAATATTATTATGATTTTTTAACATTTCAATACTATCATTTATCCAACCTTTTGTCTTAAAAACTATATCATCACCACACTGATAAAAATAATCATAATTATTGTCATATGCTTTTTTAAATAATATATTCCACATAATGGAACAGTGTCCTTTTGGAACTTTATTATTATCATATACTATAAATTCAAATTCTATATTTGGAAATGCTTGTGTAAATTTGGTTATTTCGTATTGTTGTTTAGCATTATCAAAAATTCTGTCATTTGCGTCTATTCCTATATAAAATTTGTAATTATGTTCTTTATCATAACTAAATAAAAATGTTTTTAATGTCATATTATATAAATAACTTTCTTTAATATTTGTCCAGTTAGCTCTATTTTTACTTGTCGCAAGAACTAAAATTGCTATTTTTAATTCTTGCTTTTCACTCATCTATTTTAATTTATATATATATATTAAATTATGATTAAATACTTAAGTTATTTATATGTTATAACTTATAGAATACAAAAAATTGAATTTGTTACTACTAATACTAATACTAATACTAATACTATAATATAATATAATATAATATGCTATACACTATTATAGTAAAGTTATATGAATACATGCTTATTAAACTATTTCCGCAAAATTATGAATATAAGGTAATAGAGCGAATAAATTCAAGTGGTTCAGTTGTTGAATATAGTGATTAATAATATATTAATATTAATCTGGTTCTTTTGCTGGTTCTTTTGCTGGTTCTGGTGCTTTTGCTGGTTCTTTTGCTGTAGTTTCTTCGCCATCATTATTTGTTTTTTTAGTATAAATATTTATATGTGATTTATCTAAAAACATATTAAATACACATAATCCTAATAACCATAATATATACGGCATATAATACGCCATTTCTAAATCAAAAAAAGAGCTTATTAAATATCCTGAAACAACAAGTATTAACATCCCTAGTACTGATAATCCTATATTTGATAACATCGCCATAATTATACTTATATTTATATATAAGTATCTTATTTATTTTGTTTTATAACTAATACACTATTTTCTTTTATTGGGCGATTTTCCAATAAAAATTCACATATATGATTACTATCTACTTCTTGGTTGTCTTTGAAATAGTCATCTAACATTTTTAGCAAATAATCTTTGTTAATTGGTGCCTTTACTTTTGTTTTTTTATATAATAATTTGCCATTATTTATATCAACCCTATCTATTTCATTACTTTCCATAATTTTAATCAAGATTGATGATATATTTTTCTTTTTATCTTTTAGTTCTTTTATTTGTTTTTGTAGCAAAACAATATTTGAATTAATAGCAATCCATTCCTTAATTGAGTGTATTAATACTTGCTTAGTGTCTCCCATAATGTTAAATATTAATAATATAGCATACTATCTTTTTATACTATACTTTAAATTGTTTTTATTAGCCTTTAAATTGTGTTTTATTAAGCCTTTAAATTGTTTTTATTAAACCTTTAAATTGTTTTTATTAAACCTTTAAATTGTTTTTTTTAGATGTTTAAATTGTTTAAAATATTGTTATAAACAAATAGGACTAGTATGAATCTTTATAATAATAAATATGGAATATTGTGTTTTTGTGCTCTTTTCATTTATTGGGCTTATAGTTATGGGAGAGATTGTCCGTGCCATAAAAATACAACATGTACAAGAGTTGAATTTTATGGTGTTCAGTTAAATCATTTAATATTGTTTATTATATTGGGACTATTATTTCCGTCTTATTTCTATACTTTTCAAGGTCTAGGTATTTTATGGGAGTTTGCCGAACATATATTAGATGTATATCCAATACTGGTTATTAAATATATTGGCGGTTGTTTACGCTATCCACCAAGTAACTATAACCATAGCGAAAATAGTATTGCCAATTATACAGTATATCGTAATATTACAAAACCACTAAATCCTATTGATAAATTTTTCAATGTAAAAAATTCTAAAATACATGGTTGGCATGGTTCTGTTGCTGAACTTGTAGTTAATTTTTTCGGTTTCCTAATAGGTAGCGCCTTAAATCGTTTCATTAGCGGACGCAATAAGCCCTTCTCCTTGTTTTACTATATTAGTAAGTAATAATCTAATGACTAACTCATCTTTGTTGCCGGATGTTTTTTTAGAGTGTTTTTTTAGTTCTTCTTTTAACTCTGTTATTGTTTTTTTCTTTAAAGAGGCAATAACATTGCTATCTAAATTTTTTATTAGTTCTTCTTCGTCATATGTGTATTTTATATGATTATTACATAATGTGCCGTTATTTGTTATACAAGCACTTTTTCCACAACAATTGCCTTTTTTTCCTTTATATTCACATTCATAAAGTTGTAATGAAAACTGTATAGGACCATTTACACCATATATTAATTTATTATTATAATATTTGAAATATGGTAATATTTTTGGTGTTATTATTCTACAATAAGGGCATCTTATTTCATTAGCTTTAATCTTGTTGGAATAGAAGTTTACTTTTGCTTTTTGTTGTACCACTTCATTATATAGCTCATTAAAATTAAACAAGTGTCCACAATCCAATGTAATGTGATTGTTTGTTAATGGTTCTCCGCTTATTAGGCAACATTTATTTGAAGAACTAATTTCGCAATTAGTTTCATTATTTAAATAACTTTTAAACAAATCCATATTTTAATATTTACAACTAGTTAATATAGTTAAACACTATTTATATAGTTTATGTAAAAAGTGTTTGTTTATAAAAATTGTGTTTTTGTTAGATTATTTATTATATTATATTATATAATAATTAATAATGGCTCTACCTATTGAAGTTTGGGGTTCTAATATATGGAGTTTATTTCACGGACTAGCTTGTAAAATTAGGGAAGACCGATTTTTATATCATAGAGAGAGATTGATTTATATTGTAAAGTCTATATGTTCTACATTACCTTGTCCCGACTGTTCTAAAGATGCAACACAAGTATTAAATAATACTAATTTTAATAATATTAGAACTAAAGAAGACTTTAAACTATTTATATTTAATTTTCATAATAGTGTTAATAAAAAACTTAATAAACCAAACTATGACTTTAGTAACTTAGAAAAATATAATGCTCTTAATATGAATGCTTTGTATAATAATTTACGTATTATATATTCAACACGAATTCAAAACCCACACTTAATGGGATTTGCTTTAAATAAAAAAGTCTTATTTCCAAAAATTATGAGAGAATTGATGTTGGTTTATAATGATTTATTATAAATTTGTTTCTTTTATTGTGTTGCTACGGCATTAACAGCTACCTCGTTGCTACTGCGTTAACAGCCACTCCGTTTTTATATAAGCTACACTTAAAATTTTGTGTTCCTGGTTTAGTGCATTGAGTATTATTACTTATATTATCATGAAAATATAAATAGCTTGCTGTATAATTTGAAGACATTAATAGTGAATAATATAATATAGCAAATATTATACCTAACAATATTCCTAATATTATTCCAAATAATCCACAACATTTATACATTATTTCTGTTACAGCATTTATCAATACTAATACTATGGAAAATACTAATAAACCAACGTTTTGTTGATTTTTAATAATCATTGGATAAATTAAATAGGCAGCAGAAAATGACAATATTGTGCTACTAAATGATGGCGAATCATAATAGACCTCTCCCGCAGTATCATCAAATACTCGCACACTAAATGGTGATGGTAACACATTACAAAATGGATTGGCTGCTTTTTGTTGTTGATTTTTCAATATATGTTTTAATAAATACACTATTGATGATATAATTACAATACCCATATTAAATATTAGCCCACTCAAATAATTATTTTGAACTATTGAATATAAAGTAATAAAAAAAACTAATAATAATGGTGAGCTAAATGATACATATTGTAATACATTTGTTAAACTCATATGAATATTATATAGTTTCAATTGTAGATCTGAAATCTTTCTGGGTTTGGATTGGTCTTCGGTTGTTTCTGTCATATAATAATTATATATATAATTATTATATTTTATAAAATTGATATTACTAACATTTTATTATTAACATTTTATTATTAGCATTTAATAATTATTTAATAACTATATAATTATGGGAATTCCATACTATTTTAGTTATTTGATTCAAAAACACAGACAATGTGTATCCAAATTAGATACATTAGGCTTAATACATAATTTATTTATAGACTCTAATTCTATTATATATGACTCTCTTAATTTTAATAATTATTTGAATATTATTCAGTTTGAAGACAGTCTAATTAAAAGTGTATTAGTTAAGCTAGAAGAAATTATTGCCATTATTAAACCACAAGACGCTATTTATATTGCCTTTGATGGTGTTCCACCATTTGCTAAAATTAATCAACAAAAAAATCGTAGATACAAAACATCTTATCAAAATAAAATATTGAAAAGAGAGACAATTTGGGACACTTGTGCTATAACACCGGGAACTGTTTTTATGTCTAAGTTAAATAGTGCTTTAAAAGCATATTTTGCCAATAAAAAATATGTTAATTGTAAAAATGCAAACATTAATGTAGTTTTAAGTTTATCAGACGAGCACGGTGAAGGAGAGCATAAACTATTTGCTAGTCTTAGGCATAATGCTGATTTACATAACAAAACAAATGTACTATATGGTATGGACTCCGACTTATTTATGTTATCATTAAATCATTTAAAATATACACAAAATATATTTTTGTATAGAGAGACCCCGTTATTTATTAATAACTTGGATAAATCGTTAGACCCTAAAGAAAAATATATTATAAATATTAATAGCTTGGCAACCATTATCTATTATGTATTAACAAATCAAGAAAATCAAATTAACTATGTTAAACATAGTTTAAAGCTTGACCGTTGTACTGGTTTTTATAATAAAATAGAAGACTACATCTTTATTTGTTTCTTATTAGGTAATGACTTTTTGCCACACTTTCCTGCCATAAACATTAGAATTAATGGCTTTACAATATTACTTGAATTATATAAAAAGCTATTTGACGTAAATGACTTTATTATAAATAATGGTTCAATAAGTTGGCACTCGTTTAAAAAATATGTAAAACAGATTGCGGAAAATGAAGAACAATTTATTAAAGAAGTATATAATATTCGTGAAAAACAGAGTAAAAAATATTATCCAGAAACTACTAGTGAAGAGCTAGAACAGAAATTTGTTGCTATGCCTTCGTGGGATTTAAATATTGAACGTTATATTAACCCATTTGAAGAAGACTGGCAACATAGATATTATTATAGTTTATGTTCTATAGACTCTAGAAATAAAGACTATGATACTAAAATTAAAGAGTTAACTATTAATTATTTAGAAACACTACAATGGGTTTATAGTTATTATTCACAAGAGTGTAAAAATTGGTCTTTACATTATAAATATTGTTATCCGCCATTGTTATGTGATTTATACACTCATATTCCATACTTTAATAGTGAGTTGACGCTAAATGAAGACTATGTTATTTTAGATAGTAATGTGTTATTGGCTTATGTTTTACCAAAAAATAGCTTACACTTGCTTCCTGAAAAAATAGCCACATACTTATTAAAAAACTATGCGCAATATTATTGTGAAGATTATGAATTGTTATATGCGTTTTGTAAATATTTTTATGAAGGGCACGTAATTTTTCATGAAATAGAACACACAAGTTTTAATAAATCCATTTTAAAATTTGTGTAGTCTTTAGACTAAAGTCTTTAAATTGTTTTTGAATAGTCTTTACAATTAGCAAACATACTTTAAGCATTTCACAAAAAACTGTTCCAATTGTGGCACATTTGAGCCTACATGGATGTCATCAGGAATAAACCAATGTTCCTTAACTCCTCCTTTAAATACAATAATTGCCGGTATTCCATTTACCATTTTCATCTTTTTTAATTTCATATACAATTCTAACGATTCATCAATATCAATTTCATAATATTGAATGGAATTTGGCTTATTTGCTAAAAACTGCTGACAACAAGGTTTAATTACTTTACAAGGACCACACCACGAAGCTGTAAATTTAATAATTATTAATTCTTTTTCTGTTAATAATGCTTGTTTGGCTCGCAGCTCTACTTCGCTTATTGTGTCAACCATTGTTTAAATATAAATAATATTTTATACTTATATTATTTTCTAATTATGTATTTTTAAATTATGTATTTTCTAATTATGTATTTTTAAAAATATATATTTCATATTTCATATTTCATATTTCATATTTCATATTTCATATTTCATATTTCATATTTCATATTTCATATTTCATATTTCATATTTTATAGTTTCTAGTTTATACTTAATTCATATTTATTATATTTGAATGCTCATCTAAAAATATAGTATAATTTGAACTTTGGTTTATTTCAATACATAAATTATCAAACTTATAGTATGGATTATTCGTATAATGTTCTTCTTTATTTTCATACACATTTTTGCTATAACTTACATAATTTATAAATCTTGGAATTTTATTTTGATAATTAAATAATAACTTACTTATAGGTTCATTAGAATAAAAGCAATTTAATTTTGATAATAACAATCCATCATTGTATCCAATATGATACATTAAAACTTCCTTTAGTGATTTACCTTGATTAAATAGGTTATAATAATAATTATTATGACCTGTTAAAACTTTATACCAACAATAATCATTGGACCACATTTTATCGTCGCAATACATGTCACTAATATAATCAATATTAAAATTAAAATAGCGCGTATGTGTATTATCAATATAAAACAGAGTAAAACTTATTGCTGCTTTTTGCAGATAAATTAAATTGCTCTCATATTTTGGAATGTATCTTTTTACACTGTTAAGTCTAATAATATATCTAGAACCACCAATATGTGTGCGACCTAATAAGAATAGTTGTTTTTCTCTAAATCTAAATTTATGTGTGTTAGTGTTATTTAAATACTTTACTCTATAAAAATAGTAAATTAATTTTACTATTTCATCTGGTAACTCTATACTCATTTTAGATGAGGCGACTTTCATATAAAATATTTTATATTTTATAGTTTATAAAATTATCAATTTTTTGAATATGTTACTAATTTAATAAATGGTTATATTATAATATAATATATATATGTCATCCAAAGAAGGAGCTAGTCTCCTTCCAGATATTCAAACAATATCCGCAAGAAGATTTAGTATAACACCTACAACTACACGAAGAACTAGGCAGAGAGTATCATTAGAAGACATGAATATAGCTCAAAAATGGACTAATGATTTTGAGAACGATTTTACTGATTTTATTGGAAAATGGTTTGAAAATGAACGTAAAACGCCAAATAATCAATACAATATGCCAATATTTTATAGAATAATGAATTTACTGTTATCACTATTACAAGGTGGGGGCTCTCAAGATAGAAAATATTTTGCGGAGGACATTACTGCTATTAAACATGCTGCTGAACAAGTAGGGTTTGATATTGATACAGATAATATTATAAAGCACTTAATACTAAACACTTTGCATGTATATGAAGCAGTTAATAGATTTCCAAAAGCATCAACTATAGATGAATTTAAACAATATAAGGTAAGTCAAATAATTTTATATCATGGTTTTAAAGATCGTGCTGCGCCAATTATAGAAAAAATAAACCAATTAAACCCAGATGATCCGTTTATAACGCCAATATTTTTGTCTACATCAGTGCTACATGATGTAGCATGTAGATTTAGTGGCAGTGGACATATACTCTTAAAAATAATTGTGCATTCAAGACATTTTAAAGATTGCCCGTATGCATATTTGGGTAAGTCACTAGTTATAGGCGAAACAAATTCAGATAACGAACATGAAGTTTTATTAAACTTATTTACAAAATTTAAATATATAAGTAAAACAACTAAAGAGATTATATATAATGTTTCACACATACTGGGTGCACCAGTAGAAAAGACAGAAGAGTTTATTGTATATACTATGGAATATGTAGAAAACTCAAGTAAAACAAGAGAGCAAATTAATGAAGATTTAATAAAACTAGTTAATGAGTATAGTCCAAATTAAGCCTATTCATGTGGGACAAGTTAAATTAAATCTAAAAAATCATAGTCCATAAAATATATTAAACAATACTAATTTCATATTTGTTATTTCTTATTTGTTATTTTTCAAATATTTTACATTTGTTATTTGTTACTTTTCAAAAAAAGGCCAAAAACCCACTTTTTTACTTTTCTTAGCATAATGCTTTGCTTTTTAAACTATGAAAATCCTTGTTTTTTTTATCGTAACAAATTTTAAAATTTATTTTTCAAGATTTTTTTCACTTTTGGACATTTTAAAATGTCCAATTTTAGAATGAATACCCCTTTATATAAAATTTGTTAAAAATAAGCTACTTTTCAGTTTTATTAGCATAAAGGGTTCAAAACTTTAAAAAATGCGAAAAAACAGTCAAACCATAATTTAAAAACTATAAAAAAAAGGATTTAGGCGCTTTTTTTGTTGTATAAATATACAACAAATGACAACCGAAAAAGCGCCAAAAAGCGCCAAATTATTTGTTTGCGAAACTTGTGCCTATAAATCGTGTAAGAAATCTGATTACAATCGACATTTAGCCACAGCAAAGCATAAAAATACAACATTTATACAACAAAATACAACAAAAAGCGCCGAAAATAAAGCCGTCGAGACAAATTTTAAATGCGAATGTGGAAAATCATACCCTTATAGGGGTTCATTATATAATCATTTTAAAAAATGTAAAATTATTAAAGAAAATAGCGCAAAAACGCGCACACATGCTAATACTATTGATTGTTGTGAAAGTTCAAGCTCCAATATAACCCTATGTAATGATTTAATTGTTAGATTATTGAACGATAATAAAGAAATGCGAACAATTATTGTTAAGCAACAAGACCATATGATAATGCAACAAGAACAAATAAAAGAACTTATACCAAAATTAGGAAACACTAATAATAATATTCAAAACAACCGATTTAATATTAATGTGTTTTTAAATGAACGATGCAAAGATGCCATTAATATGAGCGATTTTATTAAGTCAATACAAGTTAGCTTACAACAGTTGGACTTTACAAAGCAAAATGGGATTGTAGACGGATTAAGCAATGTAATAATAGAAAATATGAGTAAACTCGATTTATATCAACGACCGATTCATTGTACTGATATTAAACGAGAGTCATTATATATAAAAGATGATGATACTTGGGAAAAAGACGTTAATAAAGAGAAAATAAAGAAAGTAATAAAAGATATATCTACAAAACAATTTTGCGCATTGAGCAATTGGACAAAAGAAAATCCTGATTTTCAAAATAATGAGTCTAAGCAAAATTATTATACACATACATTAGTAGCAATCGCAAATAATAAGGAACATAATGAAGATAAAATAATCAAAAAGCTTTGTACTAACAGTTATATTAAAGAAGAATGATTTTAATATACATTTTATATTTTCAATAAATTAATAGTATAAATATACAAAATTTGCTATTTTACATTTTACATTAAAAATAGCAAATTTATAAAATACTTTATAATTAAATACCATATAGCATGGACTTAGGCTTAGATTTAGATTTAGACATTACAAATTATGATTATGAAGATATATTAAAGTTATTTGATATTAACAAAGACTTTAGTATAGAAGACTTAAAAAATGCCAAAAAGAAGGTTTTAGCAAGTCACCCCGATAAGTCAAGACTAGACAAGAGTTATTTTCTTTTTTTCTCAAGTGCCTATAAAATATTGTTTTCTATTTATAATTTTAGAACGAAACATAGCTCATTAACTAATCTTAACAATTATAATGAAAATTATAGTGCTGAAAAGGACGAAGCAAATGAACTTCTAATACATAAGCTTAGTGCTAGTAAATCAAAAAAAGAATTTAATAGTTGGTTTAATGAACAATTTGAAAGCTTTAAAATTAGTAATGATTATGAAAAAAACGGATATGGTGACTGGCTCAATGAAGCAAATGATGAAGCAACAATACAATGTAAAGATTTAAGCTCTATGAATAAAATTATAGAGGAAAAAAAGAAGACATTAAGAAGTTCAATGTTAATGACTAAACAAGACGTGTGTGAATTTAACAATAGTCATTATTGTGATTTAACAAATTCAAAACCCGAAGATTATAGTTCAGGTTTATTTAGTAAATTTCAATATGAGGACTTAAAAAAGGCACACAACGAGAGTATAATACCTGTCACAAATGAAGATAATATTAGCAAGTATAGTTCATTAGAAGATATAAGATTAAAACGAGCAAGTCAGTCTTTAACTCCATTACAAGAGCATGAGGCAAAAACTTATTTAAATAAGTCTAAAGAAGATGAAAATTCTTTATCGTGTATGCGTGCTTATAATTTACTTAAACAAGATGAAGTAAGTAGGCAACAAAATGAGAGATTTTGGTCTAATTTAAAACGAATAATGTAATATATATATATATAAAATGTTATACATTATTATATAATGTTATATAAATAGTTATATATATTATTATATGACAAATTATATTTATATAATAGTTTCGCTAATATTAGTGCTTATAGTACTAATAATAATATATATATTATTTAATACATATAAAAAAACATATGAAAATTATAGCAATGCTAATTCAAGTTCTTTAAGTCCAACTAGTTATAATTCTACAAATTGTAAACCACTCAGTGATGAAGTTCAATTTCCAAAAGCATACAATGATTTTTGTAATACGCAACATACATTAGAAGATGTTAGTTTATCACAGCCTAAACAAAATAAGCGAATACAACCATTATTATCATTACACACATTACCTAAATTGCACTCCTCTAAAAAACTATATGCCTATAATGAATATTGTGATATATCGCAAGGTTCATTAACCAATAATATACCATATGCTTATAATGAGTATTGTATGACACAACTAAGACTACGAAATCCATTAGATACAAATAATAATACATATGTTTCTCCATTAGCAATATTATCTAATTCTCAAACACTATCTCCTATTTTGTTACCAGAACAACAAGATTATCATGGACGATTTAATAGTTCATTTTTAGAAACAAGTGCTCCTATTATTTTACCTGTTGTTCCTGTTGCTCCTGCTACTCCTGTTGTTCCTGTTGCTCCTGCTACTCCTGTTGTTCCTGTTGTTCCTGTTGCTCCTGTTGTTCCTGCTACTCCTATTGTTCCAGTTACTCCTGTTACTCCTATTGTTCCAGTTACTCCTGTTACTCCTATTGTTCCAGTTACTCCTGTTACTCCTATTGTTCCACCTGTTGCTCCTGCTACTCCTATTGTTCCACCTGTTGCTCCTGCTACTCCTATTGTTCCGCCGGTTGCTCCTGCTACTCCTATTGTTCCGCCTGTTGTTCCCGTTGCTACTAGTGCGGTTACAACACTCCCCAGTCGTCCACAATTTTCAACTGGATATGGTGATATAAATGGTTGGTACTCACCAACAATTTCTACACATTTACTAGATAATCCAATTACAATATATTATGAACAAATGCTTAGAAACTATTCACCAGATACATGGAAATCATTATTACGTTTTCCAATTATTATTCGATTACCAAATTATGGACTGTGGTGGAATTGGACTAGTGAACTTGAAAATATTAATAAAGTAATTGATTATTTAGGAATTAGATTAGGCAAATATGAAACTCATTTTGTGGCAGCAACAGAAATAGCAGAACCATTAATATGGGTAGAAAAACAAATACGCAATGAAGATATAGATGAAGACCCTTTTTATAAAATAATTAATACAGCTCTTGAAAATATGTTATTAAATAAGATTAACACTGCTCTTCCTAATGCTAATATAGTTTTAACACCACAAGAATGGAGTAGTTGTAATATAACAACCAATATTATAACATTACACTATATAAATGTCGGTTCTTCACAATATACACCATTTTCCCCAGGAACAGATGATGTAAATAGTGAAACATTAGCAATCATAAATAGAGATTGGGAAATAGGAGATTGGGGTGATTTAAATCCAAATTTAACTCTTAGGGTCGAAGAATGTAATGGTATTTGTTTAAGTTATAAAACAAAAGCCAATAAAAAGCGAATGTATATGGCATGTGATATAGGTATGGGACATTATAGAGCAATGAATCAAGAATGGTTCATTAATTTATCAAATAATGCTAAAACACAATGGTTAAGAAAAGAAATATATGCATATATAAGTCATGAATACAGCCATGTTTATCAAATGCAATTAATAGATTCAGTAGTTCCGGTAAGATGGCATCGTGACCGTACACAATTAGGTGAAAGAACTTCCAACTCACTTACAGGTTGGTGGGTAGAGTGTTTTGCTACAATATTGCCATTTTTTATGGGATTCAGTTCTTCGGGCTTTAATATGCTAAATAAAATTGAAAATGCAATTAATAATATTAAAACCAGCAACTCATTAACAGCAAGTGAATTTTCTACTAGAATGATGTATCGGCACCCATATGGATATTTTCCAGCTCCTACTAATGAATATTATATGTGGGCGTATTTAGTAGCAACCTATATGGCACAACTAAAAACTTGGAAATATGTATTAGTAGATTTTTATTATGATTTTCAACGAATTCCATCAAGTATACCAATTAATATAAGTAGACGAACTATGCTTGCTCCTGATTTAGACAAGTTATTTTTACATAATTTTGAAAAAACAGAAGAACAATTTTTACAAGACATATATACCAAAGTGAAAAATGAGACAATTACGTTAGTTTCTTTAAGGAATTGGTTACCTAATGGGCCAGACTTTAATATATCAACGTTAATTAAATTTAATTGGTCAAATTTAATCAATCCAATCCAATTTGATTCAACCCAATTCAATGTAATCTAATCCAATCAATTAAATTTATAATCTAATTTAAATAGTATATTACATAAAAAATTTATATATAAAATATAAAATATATAATATATAAATATCAAATGAAGTATAATTACAGTAATTTAGTAATAAGTATATTAATATTGGCCGCGGCTGGATATATATATGATAAATTTAAAATAAACATTGACTCTAATACGCAAGAAGAAGATTTAAACATTATAAAGAAATATTTATTAGATGATGATATCGATAAAACAATAGACACATTAAGTTCTGTTAAAAAACCAATATTATGGCTACATATAAATTATATTAAAAATAGTAGAAACTGGGAATCCTTTGGTTCGCGAAATAGTTATGAATTGAATCAAGACTATATATATTTAACAATTAGAACAATAATAAATAAATGTTCTGACTATTTTCATATTGTTATAATTGATGATGATTCGTTTTGTAAATTATTAGAATATAATTGTATAGATTTAAACAAGGTAGGTTATCCTGTAAAAGATAATTTACGCAGCCTTAACATTATGAAATTATTATATACATATGGTGGAATGTATATAGAAAATTCGTTTATATTATTCAAATCTTTAGGGCCAATATACGACAAAGTATTAGCATCAAATAAAATTGTAACAGCGCAATTTAAAAATAACGGCGCAAATGCATATAATGTAGACTATATGCCTTCTATAAAGTTTATTGGGTGTATAAAAGAATGTCCTACTATGAAACGATTAATAAAGCACATGGAATTACTTTATGGAACAAACTTTACTAGCTCATTAGAATTTGAAGACGCAATAAGCAAATGGTTATTGAAATGTGGAGAGATGGACGAAATAAATATAATAGACGGAAAATATATAGGCACAAAAGATATTAATAATACCATGTTAAATTTAGAAGAACTTATGGGTTCAACTTTTATAGATTTACATGCCAATACATATGCGCTATATATACCGTCACACGATTTATTAAAGCGCTCAAAATATAATTGGTTTTGTAAATTAAACTCTAAAGAAGTGTTAGAGTCAAACACCATTTTATCTAAATATTTATTGGTGTCAAATGAGAGTGAAGATTAAAACCTTAAACTTTTAAAGTTTTAAATATTTATAATAAATTTTCTAACATTGTTTTGTTAGATTGAGAGATTGACTTAGGAAATGTTATAGTAAATTTAATAATAAGATTACCAACATATGTATCACGAATAAAGCCCAAATTATTAACTATTTTTACATAATTGAAGTCTATGATTTCATTACTAACTATTTTATAATGTTTTTTATTAAGATGAAGTAATGTAAAAGTAAAACCTGTTAGCGCCTCTTTAAGCGTAATTGGTTTTGTATAAATAATATCTAACCCTATTCTCTCAAAGCATTCGTGTTTTGAGAGAATTACCACTATTTTAACATTGCTATAACTTGTATTACCGTTACTTATATATATATTACCTTTATTATGTAATAATAATATCTCATTACTATCAATACCTTTAGTAATGGGAACATATAATGTTTCCGATTCATGACTAATAACATTGTTTGTAAATAGTTTTCGTTCAATAGTTATAGGTTTAGATGAGCCATTGTATGAGTCATAATAGCTAATATTTAAAGTTAGTATTATATCTTCATAATTTGTAATACTAGTTAGTTGATGATTATAGCCACTTTGGAGGCTATTATGGGAGCCATTACTTAGGCTATTATGTAGGCTATTACTTAGGCTATTACTTAGGCTAATACTTGCATTTTGAAGTGCCATAGACTGATTTAAAATAGCGTTTTGAATGCTAGCAAAATTGGTTGTTAATTTTACATATGCTTCATTGACTTTATTAAACAGCTCTGGATTAGCATTGTGATTTTTGTCTGGATGATATTTTATAGATAATATTCTATATGCTTTTTTAATATCTTGTAAGCTAGCTTTATTAGACAAATTTAAAATTGAAAAATAATCATCATAATCATTCATAATAATTAACTATTAATTATTAACTATAATTAATAGTTATAATTATTACTTAAATTATTATAACTAATAAACTATAACACTAAACTATAAAAATAATGAATGAGTTATTAATTAACAAATATAAACCAAAAAAAATAAGTGACTGTTATTTTGATGTTAATACAATGACAATATTAGAAAATTTTATTGCCAATAACAATTATAATTTTATAGTTCAAGGCGACTCTGGTTGTGGTAAATCGAGTGCAATTAATATACTAATAAACAATTATTACAAATCTAATGCTTTTTTAATTAATACTAATGTATGTTATATTACAATACTAAAAGACCAAGGCGTTAATTTTTATAAAAACGACATAAAATTGTTTATAAACAATTATACAAATAATGGCTATAAAAAATTTATAGTAATAGAAGATGTTGAACTATTTTCAGAAGCAATCCAATTAAACTTTGTTGAATTAATAAAAAATTATAAATCCAATATTTATTTTTTATTATCAACGTCAAACGTGCTGAAAATTAACTTAACGTTATATGAAATGTTAGACATTATTGAATTCAAAAAAATAGATGAAGCATTTTTACACACTATTTTAAATAATATTTTAACTAGCGAAAAACTACTAATAGATGATGCCATAAAAAAATATATAATTAACTTATCAAATAATTCAATAAACAATTTAATAAATAATATTGAAAAATTAAAACTATTATACAATAATTTCAATTGTTTGGAAGACCTAATACAACTAGATATTGTATCAGATATTATAATAAATGATTTTGATATATTAGTAGACAAATGTACTAATTATACAATTAAAGAAGCTATGGACTATATTTTGAATTTAATAGATAAAGGCTATTCTATAATAGATATTTTGGAAAATTTCCTATATTATATTAAATATAATAATACAAGTATATGTGAAGAAAACAAGTTTTTAATTATTAAAAATATTATTAAATATATTAATAATTATTTCACAATTGAAGAAGATAATATAGAAATTATCTTTTTTGTTAATAATTTATATAAAATATTGCATGCGTTATAAGATGAGACAAGACAAGACAATATTTAAGAGCTAATTCTACGTGTCTCAATCTTGGTAGAAGTTAAATATATAGAATTTTCAGTACATATAATATAGGTTTCATCCATCTTATATATTTTAACAATAGGGCTAGTATATTCTTCGGCGTTTTTTACTAATAGTTTTTCTTTATTTTCTTTTACTCCAATTAATACTTTTTTCTCAAGAGAGTCTAACCAATAGTCTAACATAATTGGTTTGTCTTCTGTTATAGAAATTTTAGCTATCTGATTCCAAATTGAGGAAGGTGGCATAACTAACTGTTTCTCGTTTTCACTAGTCATTTTATATTAATGTTATATTTATAAACTTTAAATTCTTTTTTTGGTATAAATTATATAATTTATATAATTTATAATTTATAATTTATAATTTATAATAATTATTTATAATTTATAATAATTTATTAAAAATAATAATTGTTCTAAACCATCATCCTAGCTCTTCTATAGTTTCTAGATTTTCTAGATTTTCTGGATCTTCTGGATCTTCTAGATTTTCTTGCTTTTCTAGCTTTTCTAGATTTTCTAGATTTTCTTCTTCTATTACCACCAACCATTGACGCTTTTATCGATTGCCATTCCGATACTCCCGCAATTATGTTTACCATACCCGCGATACGATTCGAATCAGAATCTATCGTCAACAAGAGATGTGCGTTGGTCAATGCGTCATTAGCTTGCACAGATGATACCCCAAGGACGGGGACAGTACTATCTAATTCTGGTATTAATTTTTTTAAATGATTTTCAATAGTGGCCTGCGGCATGTTTGCTATGGGCCCTCCTACAGGTTTTGTAGGATGTACGCCGGTAGTGTCATGTTTTAGCGCAGCCATGGCTGCCACTCTTTCACCAAGAGCCTCACGTAACGCTGGGGTGGTGCCGGCGGCGTTGTCGCTAATCAATTTTTCACTGTGTTCCTTACCAAATAAATGTAATGCCCTTAGAATATTCGAAGCTACTGGCTGTCCTGGTGGGGCTGGCTTGGTGGCTATCGGGGTGTAGTTCGTGCCAATATACCTAATTAATGCTGTTCTCTCAGCTTGCGACATTGGAGTAGAACCAGGAACCGGAACCGGAGTCCCATCGCCGTCGTTATCAAGGGCAGGGTTGGTGTCGACTAGCGGTCCTGGATTTAGTGCTGTTTGTAGTACGTTAACAGTTTTTCTAACTGTCTCCTCTACCAGGTCTGCCATTATTTATATATATATAATATAAAATTAAAAATAATATAATTATTTTTAATAAAAAATAATTACTAAATTATTACTAAATTATTACTAAATTAATTAATTACTATTAATAGTAATAAATTTACTCCTAGATTTTTGTGGCTTAATCAGTTTTTTCACGCAACCTTCATTAAATATGTCTTTATGTTCATTTAATATAATTGTTTTAATAAAATTATATACAATATTTAATACATCTTCATCACATTTGCCTACAATTAATATGCTTCCTGTTCTAAATATCATATAAGATATTTTAACAATTCTATCACACACATTATGATAATAAATACACCTAATACCCGGATAAGAACACGGGTCATAAATAGCATTAATGTTGTATTTATTTCTTAATAATGAATATAGAATTTCTCTATTAATATAAAATCCACAATTAAAATTAGAATTAATTAATACATTTTCTGTATTTTTATAATTACATTCAATAGTATTATCAATATACATTTTTAATAGTTCTAACAACTTTTGTATAATAATGTTTAATTGCTCGTCACTTTGAATGCCCGGAATTTCTATTTTTCCAGTATTAAAGATTTTAATATGCGTTTCTTTAAATGTGTTATTATGATAAATCCGTAAAAATAATACAAAACAATTATAAAATGCACTTTTTTCTTTATTTGGATTGTTTAACAAATCTTTCTTAGATAGTCCAATACTGATTTTTCTAGTGTGTTTAAATCGCTCATTGTCAATGTGGCTAATAATTTTACTATTTACATTACTAATAGTTTCTAGTTTAGCTAACATTTTATTGTAATCTTCAACGTTTTCAAAAGACACTTTTATTTGTTTTTTGGTAATTCCTTCCATTTGTTTATTATAATCAATAATTGGTATTTTCCAAAAGTCTTCGAAAATATCTATTGTTTTGCTAAGAAATAATATTTTTGTTTTAGTAGAAATATATATGGCAGAACATGATTTTTCAAGGTCGTCTAATGATACGCTAGATTGTATTATATCAGATTTTACATTGACTTTTAATGCCTCATCTTGTTTATTATCTAAAAAATTTAACCATTCATCGTCTATAGTCATAGGATTATAATAATAGTTATTTTAAATAATAACTTAAATCAATTATTTAAAATATTATTTATAAATTAATATATTATTTTTGCAATAATAAATTATACAAATTAGTAATGCTATTTGATTTATTATTGAGTTTAGAATAATTATGTATGAAAAATTCAATAGCTAGTACTTGTTCATAACTAAAATGTGCAATATGATTCTTTAAAATATAATATATATATTTTTTAATAAACTCATTATAATCAAAACAATATTTTTTTTCAAAATAGGTAAATTTTTTTAAATATGTTTTATAATCACTACTAATATTTATAGCATATAATTGGTCGTATATACTATTATTGTATATAACATTATTTATATGATGTAACTGTAAATGGTTAATCATAGACCGTATGTCATTATTATATAAGTATATAATATAGTGTAAATAGTCATTAGATAGTGTTAATTTTTCATTAATACATAGATTATATAAAAAATTAAATATATATGTTAATGGAATACAATTGAATTTTAGCTTACAAAAATAAGTTTGTAAATTGCTATCTATTTTTGTAATATAATTACAAATTAAACAATAACGCACATTATAATTGCTATAATATTCAATCAAATATTTTAACGCTATTTGTGCTGTCTTTGTCATATAATCCACTTCATCTAATATAATAAATTTAGGTCCTTCAAAAAATAGGTTATCACATACTACAAAACTATGTAAATTATGCCTAATAATTTCAATACCGCGCTCATCTGATGCATTAAGATGAATAACTTGTTTCCTATTATATACATAATATTTGTTTAAATATGTTTCAATTAAATTCATAATGGTGGTTGTTTTACCTGTGCCAGGAGGACCATATAAGAGTAAATTGGGAAAATAATTTTTACTAAGTATATTATCTATTAATAATTTGTTATACTTACTTAATATTATGCTACTAATATTATTTGGGCGATATTTTTCATTCCAGTTAATATTTGGAGTAACGTTGTTATTCATAACTTAAATGTGCTATAACGTTACTAATGTTATACTAATGTTTTAAGTTATATTTAAATAATAAATAAAAACAATTTAAATTATAAATCATTAAGTCTAAATATAAATAAAATGATAGCAAAAAAAAAGGGACGGCGACCAAAATCTTATTATGAAAATTTAAAGTTATTAGATATATCAAATAATGTAACAATAATAGGACAAACAATAGCACAAGATGAAACAATGGCACAAGGTAAAACAATGGCACAAGATGAAACAATGGCACAAGATGAAACAATGGCACAAGATGAAACAATGGCACAAGATGAAACAATGGCACAAGATGAAACAATGGCACAAGGTAAAACAATGGCACAAGGTAAAACAATAACACAAGGCGTATCACTAATATTAGACAGTTCTAATAATGTAGTTCATAAAAAACGTGGACGCAAACCCAAAGGAGGAAAACTAATAGAAGAGAAAAAAGAAGTAGTTGAAGCAATTCAAAAGCCAAATATAATTTTACATTTAAATTGCAAACTAAATGAAATAACAAGTAATGAGTTAAAGTATAATCCAAATATTGATAATATAATAGAATTTGATAATAATTATAATATATTTAATACGGCAAATAGTGATAATCTAAACGCTAATACACAACATACATTAGATGTTCAATCCACACAAGATGAATTAAATCCTTTAAATGAGCTAAATGACTTAAACTCTTTAAATCCTATAACTGGACAAAATGCTAATACGCAAAATGCTTTAAATGCTAATACTCAAAATGCTAATCCATTTTTATATGAAAAAAAAATATTAAATGATAATGTAACAGATAACAAAAATATATATAAAAAACTGCAAGATTTATCAAAGCAATTAAAAAGTAATAATATAACAAAAAAGTGTGCTTGTTTTTGGTGTACATACGATTTTGATAATGACCCAATAATGATACCTAAATATGAATTAAAAGGCACATATCATTGTTATGGAAATTTTTGTAGCCCTGAATGTGCCGCTTCGTTTTTAATGAATGAAAATGTGGATTCATCTAAAAAATTTGAACGCTATTATTTATTAAATAACGTGTATTGTAAAATTTATAACTATGAAAAAAATATAAAGTGTGCGCCTAGTCCATTTTATATGCTAGAAAAATATTATGGTAATTTGAATATACAAGAATATAGAAAATTATTAAAAAATGAGAGACTATTGCTCCTTGTTGATAAACCACTTGCCAAATTACTTCCTGAATTATATGATGAAAATGAAGACTATATATTAAATAATAAACATATTAATAAGAAGGCATATAAAATAAATGTAAAATAAGCATTTTATGTTTTCTTATTTTCTCTCATTTTCTTAACTAATTTTTATTATTATTTTCTTAACTAATTTTTATTTTTATTTTATTATTATTATTATTATTTTTATTTTTATTTTATTATTATTATTATTATTTTTATTTTTATTTTTATTTTTATTAAAATAAAAAATTGTTTTAAATATATATTAAAATTATTTAAAATAGTTATACCTATTTATTATATAATGAACAAAGACTTTGATACTTTAATTAGCAAATTATCAAGAGATATTACTAACTCTCTAAAAACAAATCTCTCTATTTATGTAGAAAAAAATGAAAAAGCTAATGAACTATTACAACAACTCAAAGTGTTGCTATTTAAACTTCCAGAATATGTAGAGTTACAAACTAAATATAATCAACTAGAACAACGTTATAATGAACTAAAGGACAAACACGACCCGCATATTTTATTAGATGTTAGCGAAGTTAGTACTAAAAGTTGTGAGACTGTTAATGTAAGTAGTGATGCTTTAAATAATGTAAAAGTTATAGAATTAAATTATTTAAAAAATAATGTAATTAACAAAACAGTAAATGAAGAGGATGCGGATGAGGAAGAGGAAGAGGAAGAGGAAGAGGAAGAGGAAGAGGAAGAGGTAAGCGAAGCAAAAGAAGACGATGAGGAAGAGGAAGAGGAAGAGGATGAGGTAAGCGTAAGCGAAGCAAACGCAAAAGAAGAAGATGAGGATGAGGTAGAAGAAGAAGAAGTAGAAGAGGATGAGGTAAGCGTAAGCGAAGCAAAAGCAAAAGAAGAAGAAGAAGCAAAAGAAGAGGTAGAAGCAAAAGCAAAAGAAGAAGAAGATGAAGAGGTAAGCGAAGCAAAAGAAGATGAAGAAGAAGAAGAAGAAGAAGAAGAAGAAGCAAAGGAAGAAGAAGAAGAAGAACTAGAACTACTAATTATTGATAAGAAAAAATATTATAAAAATGAATTAAACAACGACATATACGAATGTTTAGACGATGAAGAAATTGGAGACTTACTTGGTAAATTAGTTAATGGAAAAATTCGTCACCTATAATATCATCATTTACATGTAAAAATTTACATGAATTAGAGAGAGAATAATTTGTATATTGTGAAATAAGTTTAAGTATTCTATTATTTAATAGTTTAGATTCATCATCTTCATTAACAAATGTTTCATTGTCTTCGTCACATTCATCACACTGATTTTTTTTTGAATAAATATATAAAAACAAGTTTTTTTTATTGAGACTATATTTTTGAGTGCTATTAAAAATAAAATTATAATTATTATATTCACTGCTATATTTGGTTAATATTTTTGTAAAAATAATATCATTTTGATTAATAGATTTTAATAATTTGTGCTTGTGTAAAATAAGATTATTAAAATATATTTTAATAATATAAACAATATCATTTAACTGCCATATTTGATACAAAAAAATATTTTTATCAATACAATCACAAAATATATAATTTTTTAATATTTCTTTATATATTTTTAACTCTTGCAAAGTTAGATTATTTGAAAATAATTTAATAATATTTTCATGTAATAACAGCGTTAAACTTGTTCTATCAAAAAAATTAATAATATCTAAATTTTGTAAGCTATAGCTATATTCTAAAAAATTCTTGGTTAACAGCTTAATACTAGCATTACTATTTTTAATAGAGTTATAACTATAATTACAACTATTGTCAAATTTTACTTCTATAATATTATTAGTATAATAATATTTCAAATTGTTAAGTTTATAATATTTATTATTTAAATAGCTAAGTATATTAGCTATAATTAGCTGATAATTAGTAAATTTGGCTATATTTGGAAATTGTTTATTAATAATAGTTTCTAACTCAAAATTACTAGGTGGATGAATTTTCAAATTTTGCGATAATTTTGAAAGCTCGCTATATTTTTTATCTTCCTGATTATTGTTAATAATAATAAAAGGAATAAATTTATTATGCTTGACTTTAATATTTTTCTTTAATAACTTAATTAAATTAGTCAAATAACTTTTATCATTATATAAATAATAACTTATATTATCTAATATAATAGCGTTGCTTTTTACATTATTTAAAAACAAAGAATATACATCTTTGTTAGTATATATATTAAATAATTCGTCAATCGACAATTTATTACAATTACAATCAATGTAGTTTATGTTATAATTAAGACTAGCTAAAATAGTTTTAATAATTGTTGTTTTACCAATACCGTGTTCTCCATAAACGTATAAATATTTAAATGAACTACTATTGTTTAAATTGGCAATATAATGAGTAATATTTTTTTGTATAGCACTAATATTGCTATAATAAGTTAATGGTTCCATCTAATATTTTATTACTATTATTTTTATATAATTATTAACTATTAACTATTAACTATTAACAATAACTATTAACAATAACTATTAAATTCTAGATTGTGTAAATAAATGTTCTGATTCACATTGTAATGTAATTGGATTTCTTCTTTTTCCATTAGGACAACGTTTGAATTGTCTTTTAGTAAATTTTTTTCGTGCATAATATTTATTTTTTTCACAAAGCATGGTTTTTTTATTCCGATGGGTTCCTTTCTTACAGCGTTTCATTGATAATTTCCTTTTAGGTATAACAGTAAACACAGGCGATGGAGTTAAGGACAGCTTTTTAAAGTCGTCTAATGACTTAGCTGTTGGAAAAACAGTAGCTTTATTATATGTGCCTGGCAATGACCCATTATATGTGCCAGGTAATGAGTCATTATATGTTCCAGGTAATGACCTATTATATGTTGGTTGAAGCGAATCTACTCTAACTGGACTAGGTAATTGGAATGCTGGTGTAGGCAAACGACGTGGCAATGGTAAGTCTTTATTGTTTCTTCTTTTATACATATTTCTATCTGGTGGAGGAAGTGGTCTTGGAGTAATAAATTTAGGGATAGGAAGGTTCTTGAATTTTTTAACAGGCATTATTTTATATTATATAAATATAAAATAATAACACAATATATTAAAGTTGTTAAATATATAAAAATTATAATTTTTAAAATAATATTATAAAAATTAAAATTATAAAAATTTGAAGTTAAAAATTATAAAAGTTATAAAAGTTAAAAATTAAAAACTTTGAAATCCAACATACGCGGCCGGTCCGCAATCTTTAAAAAGACTATTTCCCGTTACACTTTCTTGACATTGATATGTATTATTTGCTGTATCATCATATGTAAAAAAGGTTGGTGTTACTGTTTCTAAAGTATTATTATCAAATACTAATTCTTGATTAAAAACATGGTCGCGAGGACCTGTAAGATTTTGAATCTGTTTTTCATAAAAACTATTAATGGCATTTAAATATGTATTAATAACACTTACAGGAGCATTACCAGACGACGGTATACTTTCTAATCTCCTTAATTCCATTTGTAAATCATTATTACTTGGATAACCCGTAATAATATTAGAACCAAACGCACCATAAGAGGCGTCTGTTCCGGTTCCAAAGTAATCATTATTGCTTAAATCTAATAAATCAGCGGCTGAAAATACTCCACTATTATCTTGATTAACTTCTCCAAAGCAATTGAAAAATTCATCTTTATTTAATAAATAAGAAGTTGGTGCGTTGTTAGTAGTTTTTAATAAAAGATTATAACTTATGTCTAAATAATTGGTTGAAGGAATCTGATTATTAATAAATAGTGTCTTTAAATTGGCTTTAGCTTGTCTAAAATTATTTTTTTCTAATGTTGTTAAATCATCATAAACAGCACGGCGAACCAAATTAGTTTGCCTACTTATTAATTGGTCATTCAAATATTCAAATAGTTGAAGATGACTGCTTATTTTATTTCGTGCTTCCATATGTCGAGCATATGATATGTCATTTATTCTTGTTCCTGTTTTAGCATCAATAAGAGGTAATTTTGTGGCAAAATTAGAGTTCATAATAAAATCTATTAAGTCTTTTGGTAAAATATTTGGCACATCAAAAATATTTCTACTATTATCAATCTTTTTAAATAATAGACCGGGCTTATATGCATTATTGGATAAATCATTACATAAACTCTTTACTAATCTATAATCAACATTGATTTCAAGTTGTTGTAAATTAGTAAAGTTTGTGTCATCAAAATTTACTCCACGATTATTATTAAATCTACTCTTTAAATCATTATCTAATGTTGAACATATGCTTGCGTTAATAGTATTTTTTGTTATAGCTTTAAAAGTAGTAGTGCTATCACTATAAAAACTACTTGTAGAGCCAGAACAACATGTTACAGTGTCTAATTGCATTTGTGTATTTTGTATTTGATTATTAGTATAACCAAGTCGTTCTTCAAAAGTAGGTAGATTGTTGCTTATACAAGATGGACTAGGTTTCCATTCGCAAAATAATAAGGGGGTTGACTCATACGAAATTGTTAAGTTATCTAATAAAAGACCAGAACCAGAAGAGTTAGTGTTACTTACAACTTTATAACTTATATCATATATTGGAATACAATTTCCCGAACTTGGTTTGACTGTGCAGACGGAACAATCGCTGACTCCAGCAAAACCTTCGCTAATCTTAAATTCATTACTTAATAAATAATATATATAAAAACTTGACATTATTATGAAAAATAAAAAAGCTATTCTAATAAAATACTTACTGTTATTACTAATTTTCATAATAATATACTATTATTGTATAGTAATATTTTATAAACAATTTTATAAACTATTTTATAAACAATAACATTCTAAATAATTAAATAATGTAATTTAGAATGTTATTTTTGTTAATAATGTCTAAAAACGTTAATATAGATTAACGTTTCTAGTGTATAATATAATTTATATATAATATAATTTATATATAGTATATTATATAGCGCTTATGCCAATAACAATGAAATTTCATAACCCAAATTCAAATAGAGCTAAAACACAAAAAGTAAAAAGCAAGAGTCCAATATCACGAGTTATAGAAGGCACTCAATTTGTTAAATCACAAGTGTCTCTATTAATAGATAGAATGTTTGCTATAGTTAAAACAGATTACATTGAGTCAGTTTGCTTTAAGGAAGCATATAAAAGAAATAAAGATATACAAAAATTTGTAGAAACACGAGCGGCAAATACAATAGCACGAGCCTATAAATCAAGAAAAGCAAAATTAGATGCGGCAACCACTGTAATATCAAAAGTCTATAAATCTAGATTTACAAGAAAAAATCTAGCATCAACTAAAATAGCCCAAGCATATAGAGCTAAACTCGACCTTGTTAAACATAATAAAGACATATCAGAATTGATGTGTGAAGGACTAACAACAAAAGATGTATATAGAAAACAAATTAGCGATATATTAGTAACTCATGGAACACCACAAAAACTAAGTAATTTGTATTTTTATTTTTGTAAATTTGGTAATAAACAGTTAGGCTATTCAGAATCATCCGAACTGAGGTCTATAATACAAGAAATTGTAGGTTGTGTATTTGTAAATACAAGCTTTAAATCAACAAACTTTGATGGTATAATATTTAAGCAAAGCAAATTTCTCAGTTTTGTCGGTCATCCAATACATGAACGCTCAAGAGATTATAAGACAATAAAAAAAAAATTTGGTAACGGCGATTACGAATTATTTTTTAGTAATGTTAGTTTAATTGAATCACAATTTATAGATTGCGAATTTTTCAATATTAAGTTTGGACCAGTTGACTTTTTTGATAGGAAAAATGTAGAAATTAATAATAAGTTACCTACATTTAAAAATTGTAATTTTTATAAAGGGGCAATTATTCATGACAAGAGTAGTGGTCCATCAAATTATATTTATAATTCGAGTATAGCACATAGCAAATATAATATGCATTTTTATAATTTAGCTGATTTTACGCCGTCACAGTCTTCAAAAGTAAATCCAGATGGAGCACTATTTACACCTATTATAGTAACAACATATCCTGCCGAAATAGTGTTTGAAAATTGTAAATTTGATAAAACAGAAATAAATAGTGAAAACATTAATAAGCAAGGTAATAGGAATATGATGTTCTTAAATTGTATTTTTGAATCAAATATGTTTACAAGAGAAAAATTTAAGAATTATTACTTTAAAAAATGCACCTTCAACAATGTTTTCTTTATTGACTCTCAATTTGTGTTTAGTTCTTTTGAAGACTGTATTTTTAATGCTACAACATTTCGTGGAACAATCTTATCTGCTTTCGGGACTGTAAGATTTAAAAATTGTAAGTTATTAGAATGCAATTTCAATGTTGTGCGTTTTAGTCATATTCCTGAATATAAATACAAAGAAACTGTAATATTTGATAATAGTACTATTATTAATAATAGTACGTTCAGAGAATGTCACTTTTCGTTATTTAAGTTCAATTTTGATTCGTTATATTCAAAAGATGCTAAAAGCGACACCAAACTAATGAATCTAAGAAATAACATATTTATTCAATGTAATTTATATGGAGTTAATTTTGATAATTGTGATTTAGAAGGAACGAAATTTAATGCATGGGCACGCGCAGATCATACTTTAATAGTTAATAAATTTAACTGGTTTGGTCATGTATTTATAATACACCCTGTTGCAAAGTTATTTAATTATGGAGAAGATAAAACACGCGAATTTAAAGACTTATGTAATGAAATTAATCCAGATGGGTTTAAACTATTTCAAGAAGAATTTAGGGGTGTTAAACTTGCTAATAAAAAAAATCTTGCTTATTCTAAATGGAATCCTCCGACAATGTCGAACTATGCTATTATGAAATATACTGAATATAATGCTTTAAATATTAACGTTTTAAATTTTAGAAATCCAGCCTACAATATTAAGCCATATGATTATTTTGTAATGAGAGACCCAGATGCTATTGGAACAACCGTTTTTGTTATTATTGCTCCTGCGGTTAGTATGTTTAATAGCAACATAAAAAATTGTAATTTTCAAAGTGCAATTGGCTTTGAAACCTATGATTTTACACAAGTAAAAAAAAATTATAAAAATAATCCAGATTTAACAGCGGTAAATTTTACAAATGTAAAATTGTTAAATGCTAACTTTAAAGGAACAAATATAGTCGGAACTATTTTTGAGGCAGCAAACATAGGAGCTGCGGATTTTAGAAACTGTGTCGCAAATGCTAATACATCATTTCAAAACACGACAGGTATAGAGCTTGTTCCATATCAACTTCAAAGACCTAATGGAACACTGTATATACAAGGTAGTAAAAATAATGATACGGGTCGCGAAATTGAATTTTCCGAAATTCAACAAGCCGCTAACGAAACTCATGCACGTATTAAATATATTGTTGATAATAAAGACAAATTATTTAAAGCATTTGAAGACACGGGTATACCACCAGCCTCAGACAGGCAATTTAGTAGCACGTTAAATGCGCTTTTAATTAGTTCGCATGGAGGGCTAACTAAATATGCTGAAAAAGTTGTTATTAGTGAAACGGGCGAAACAATTATTGATTTTCTAGATAAATTAAGAACTAACTATAATACAATATTACAGACACAAACAAATTTAACAGATGATAGTATGCTAGCTTATATTAAAAAGAATTTTCCGATTGCGTTAACTAATTATATTTCGTTCAAATTAAACTATAGCGAAGCGGAAAAAACGCTTATGTTAGCTAATTTGGTTCGCGCATTTAGTGACGAGTTTATGATGCACTTAGTTATGTTTAAACCAAGCTTAAACGGAAATTGGTGTTTCTTACAATTACTCACATTATCAGTAACATTTTTAATACTAAATACCGATTTATATATACATAATTTTATACAATATTATTTTAATGAAATATTTAATGCGCATGGAAAGGGATCGCCAAGTTGTACGCTGGGTATGGTTGAACGATGGATAACAGTCCATTCACAGGCTATGGAAGCATATTTGATGTTATTAAAAAAAAATGAAAGCGAATTGCGTGAATTATCAAGAGACCTTATGCTATTTAATAAAATTATACATTATAATCCAACAAATCCTAAAATAAAAGATAATAAAATCACATTGGATTATATTAAAGAGTTTAATAACTCATTTAGCAGCGAAAAAATACATAATAAATATATTATGCATACATTCATAAATGTATTAAAACCATATTCAATTTTACCTGAAAACGAAGAAACAGATATTGGATTCGATTTAGACTATAATGTTAATGCATTAATGCGGAAAAAGGGCGATGTGTATATTAAAAAGAAAATAGATAGTGGAGCTATAACATCACTGCAAGGTATTTATGATGCGGTTGTTGAAGTATTTCCATTATTAATTATTGAGAACAATTATATAACCCAAGAACGTGTTGCCCAATTAGAGGCGGAAACAAGACCACTACCTCAACAAATGTATAGAGAAAAGAGAGACGCACTATATAATTATGTTAAAGACGTCGAAGCCAAAGATTATATAATTGGACTAATGGGGTTCTTTTTAATAGATTTGAAAAGAGAAGATATAAACACGGCCGAACTTGATAAGCTACAGCAAAAACTAAAAGATTCAGGAGAAATAGAGATGGAAACACTTATTGAGTATTATGATGACGTTGACCCTACATTTGTAGGGGGGCAAAAAAGACGCAAAAAGAGGTCAAATTCAAATTCAAATGCAAGCAAAGCACGTGGACTATCCCCAAAGCTAGAATATATATTGGAAACTTTGGTTGAGTCTACATTAATTAATAAGCTAAAGGCAATGACTTTTGAAGAATTTAGTAACATTAATAATGCAAAAGAAGAAGACTATGAAGAGCTTTCTTCAAGAGGTTCAAGTTCTTCAAGTTCTTCAAGTTCTTCAAAATCTAACTTGTTAAGTTTTGGTATAAATGATAAACCACTTATGTTAAAAAATGCGACCATTCAAGATAAAGCATATATGTCTATAATTAGAAATAATTATGATGCTATGCAAGAAAATTATAAAAGCATGATTGCTAATATGAGAACATCAGCATTTAAATCAGCTTTTAATTCAGCATATAATTCAACCAAAAAAGCATCACTGTCTGTATTAAAAAGAGTAGGCAAAACATTTAAAAGAAGCTCGCACAAATAAA